GTTTAGGAACGAAACAAAGAGCAGAAGAAGAAACAAAGTAGTAAAAAAAAGGGAAACTAAAAAATACTTTGAAAACTGCTTAACGTCTTTTCTTGAACAAACCAAGAACGCCTTTCACAGCCCCAAGAGCTTGAGGTAGGAAAGGAACGCCGAGATTTCCAGTTGCCTCCTGGACTGATGTAACAGCCTCTGTCAATCTTTCAGTAAAAGATGAACCACTTGTATGTGGGATTGCAACAGGAACCTTAGCAAGAATCGTCTTAGCTTGAGGGGTCAAATCATTTGGCATGGAAGTGCCAAGAGTGGCCTGTCCAGTGGAAAAAGAACGTTCAAAGGGAATGGCTTCAACAAGATACACATAGCTAACAGTTCCAACTACAGTATTTGGAGCAAGACCACTACCACAAAGATAAAGTTGTAACCAACCTTGATCTTGAACTGAATCAAAAAGGGCATCAAGTTGTCCAGGTGTAATCGTTCCAGATTGCTGGAGCTCATACAAAGTCAAAGCAAGAGCAGAGGGCATAGCCGCATACCTATCTAAAGGAAGTGGATCTAAACGCTTCAATCTTGTGACATGGAACTCAAAAGCTCTATAGTCAAGAGGTCGGGAAGACAAAGTCATCTTTTCAGTAGCAGTACCAACGACAGCACCAGCCAAGGTTTGTAGCCTGTCCCAAGTTATACCTGGACCAGTTACAGGAAACGTAACATCGTCAGGCAAGCCAAAACCAACCAGACGACCTTGAAGCTGAAGAGCATTCGTTGTAGGGGTGAAACTCATTCCCATGCCAACAACTCTGGCATTTGAGTACAAGTCTTGGAAGTCACTAACTTTCGGAACAGGAGCAAAATTTTGAGTTTCAATCCAGCTCCCGGGTCCAAGACCACCAGGAGTAAATCCAGGAAGATTAGCAGGATTCGTATTCATAGCCATAGCACGAGATAAATCAGCACATGCAGAACAAATAAAATTTCCGAGTAAATCGGTAGTAATATTGGCAGTGTAATTAAAAGACATCGTGTTTGTGGGTAGATTTACGACACATGGACCTTTTGAGACTTGATTTGAAGAAGCTGCGCTAAATGGATCTAGAACTTGAGACACAAACTCAGCTTCACCGGAACCGAAAGCTTGTGGGCCATTTCGTTTCCGCATTGCCTTAGAAGGCAGAGTAATACCAGAGTTCTGTGAGACTTGAGTACTCTCTCCATTCTTGGGAGATTTTTGCACTTTCTTAGTGTTGTTTTTCTGATCCCATCTCCGTTGGATTTCAGCTTGAGGAACATTTGGGGTTTTCTTAAGAGTTTTCTCTCTAAATTGAGCAAAGCTCGACTTCATTTGTTCATCCGAAACGCAAGACGAACAACATTCATTACCAAGTGATCGATTTCGCACAGCCTCTCGAAGAAGAGTTCCTTTAATCTCAGCCTGCCAACCAGGCGAGTTAGTATCAAAACGCTTCCGATAAGAGATCAGCACAATGTCATAAAAATTCCACCAAGAATCATGAGCATAAAAAAGATCTCGAACAGCTCTGACTCTCTGATAAGATTCCAACGGAGTCTTAACAGTCATCAGAGAAAGATGTCCAAACAATTTCTCAGGATCCTCAGGGCATATCACCCACGTATCAGAATCTGGAAGTTTCAAGAACTTATTGCTACAAAAAGATAAATCAGAAATATCCTCTGAAACAACAACATCAGTTAAGATAACCTTCATTTTTGAAGCTTGTTCCATTAAAAAATCAATGGAAAGTGAAGTCAAAATTTTCGATCTTGAAATGAAATCATCACCATATGCGTAATCAACCTGAGTACGAAGTTCAAAAAGAACCTCTTCTTCAGTAGCTCCAGAACTAAGCTTGAGAAAACAACTACACAACAAAGAATGAAAAACATTCCTGATAATTGTCAAAATACCACCCGACTTATTGCCGTCCAAGGTTCTGATAACAGAACCATTGGCTACAACAAAACAGGAGGCCTCAGCATACATATAAGAACGAGCAATTTCAGCATCTTTTTTGGAAAATTGTGCAACATCACAAATTAGATCATCAACAAGAGAAATAACTTCATCAACCATATTAGCATCTTGACTTGATTGATCCCAGGATATATAAGAACCACCGGATTTCTCGAAGGAATTTGCAATTTTTGGAAGACAAGCAGAAAAACGGGCACCAAGAACATGATTCAAATGGTGCCAATTACAATAGAACTTTCTAGTGAAATTCAAAAAGATTCTATAACCAATGTAAAGCCAGGACATGGAAAATGAATTAATTTGTCTAACGGTTTTAGTTCGCAATCGCATTTCAACTTTAGAATTTGAATCAGAAACAGCAGGTCCAAAACGATTCAAACAAAAATCAAGGAATAATTTCACCAAATGACCTTCATCCAAAATAACCTCTGGAAAATGATCAATAAAATCTCTCTTAGTCTTTGCCGATTCACAATTGTTTGGAAAACCACAAGCTGTAGAACCCTCAAGTTCCATCAAAGCTTGCTGATGATCAACAAACTCAGAAGGAGAAATAAAATCTTTAAAATGAGCACGGATAATAGAACAAGCACGCTTTAAACACAACAAGGTCTCATCATCAATCTTTCGATCTGGAAGTTGAAAGTACTTATTTATCCCAACAACCGCAGCATCCCTGGAGTGCATTGCTACTCTCCAAGTCTTCTGCATTGAGACAAAAATTTCCTTTTCTCTTTCAGTGAAACAACTCATCAAAAACGGGTCACCAGTTTGTGTTTTAGTATCCGGCTTAAAATTCCGAATCGAACCAACAACAAAAGTAGAACTTTCTTTAAAACCCTTACAAAAATCATCAGAATAGTCTACAATAGGAACAGAAACACAACCTAAAGACATTTTATCAAGCCACACATCGGGGCGAACAAGATTTAAACATTGTGGTTTCCGTAAGATCTCAGACCAATCGACTTGCCGAGTAGGAATAAAGTAATTGAAGTCACCAGTAGTGCCAGTGTGAATTCCAATAACCTTAGAACGATTATCAATCAAGAAAGCTCCACTATCACCAGGCGTGGTAGAACAAGTGTGTTTCTCATCAGAATGATAATTTCCAATGGTCATCTTAGGTACAACACAACCAGAACTTTCATCAACTCCATACTTTAAACAAATTAAACGACATTGGGGGTCAAAAGAAATCTTCTCCTTAAAATGAAACTTTGAATCCTTCCATGAATTGAATGGTCCCTTATTGATTGTAACAGCAACAAGGTCAATAGCTTTGGTCGAAAGATCACTTAGACGCAAAACTTCACTCTCATAGAGTTTTTCATAAGTTGCAACGGGGGAAGAAACTTTAGAATTAGACAAATAATGCAAAGTGACAATTGCAGAATTGTTTTTCAACATATTCCAAGAGTGAAAATTTATGATCAAGCGATTCGCCATCTTAAAACCATGGCAGAATCTCTTCCCTCCAATTGTCAACAGGATCGCATTAAAAGAATTTGGATCAATTTCTTGGGTAGAATCCGGCATAACTGATTCAACCTGATTGATTGAGGAAATTCGATTAATGACAGCAAGCAGATGTAACTTCTCAACTTTCAGCATTTTATCTCTAAAAGCTGATTGAATGATATTTGATTCCACACGTTTATCTTTCTTGCTGATTTTTGGAGAAATCTTGAGTGAAGACTTCATGTTCTCAATAAGAATACTTTCCTTAAACTTTTTTATTGATTTTCCAACGATTTCAAACATGGATTTTCTAAATTCTGATTTGATTTGCATATGCAATTCAACTAAAATTTGAAGAATCTCAGAAGTGGTCATGTTTTCAACAATCGATAGGGCATTCTTTCCAGAAAACCTTTTCTTAAGTTGAACGGCCATAAGAACATCATGACTTCCTCGGAAATCAGTCAGAACCTCTTTGAATTTTTTTAGGGTCAGAAAAGAATAAAGTTTGAGGCAATCGCTTATAATGATACGGCAACTCCATAGACCACATTATCGGAATTTTGGAAATTGAATCAACAAAAATCCTGATAACTAAGCCAGCCAAATCAGATTCTACAAAGAAAAAACATTTTGGGGCAGATCTCTTAACAAGATCGTTCCAAGTCTTTATAGTTTTACCTTTATTGGTTGGAAGATGGGGTTGTGTATCAATAAAAAGGCCTAAATCTCCAGAAGTAACCAACCTAGAGACAAAAGCAAGATCATCCTTTGAACATAAATTCGAAACAGGAGTTTGAGCAGTATAATAACTTTCCGGAACGGGTTCATCATCATGGAAAAACTCATCTAGAAACTCATCGTATTGCTTATCCCACTCATTCATTCTCTCAATTTGTTCATTCAACCTCTCAAAATATCTTTCTTCACGCTCTTCTTGCCAAAGATAATCATGGGATTCAACACTCATAGGAGGTTTAACGAGTTGGGCCACAATAGGAGGTTTTCCAGGAATAACAATAATCTCGCCTTTCTTAAAAGGAACAGGACGAATTGGAACATTATCATCATTGGGAAACTCATTGGAACCCATCATTCGTTGCGAACGAACTTGTGCATCCTCGATAACCTGCTCTCCAAAAGTAGGCTCATCAAAGATTCTCAACTCAGAACGATCAGGCTGAGAAACATTAGATACTGGATCATCAAATTTAACAAACTTCTTCCTTCTTTGCTCTGGTTTTCTCTTTCTGTTCTTTGAGAGGGACTTACCAGGTGGAGGAACAGAAGCGACAGTCTCCCTAAACGGATAAAATCTGGAAAAACCATCTTTCACACGAGTAAAGAAACCTTTCTTCTTATTTGAATCAACAGCAAGTATTGCCGCAATAAAAGGAACACAAAGAGAGGCAAAGATAACCAAAAAGAAAAGCTTTCTTTTCAATGTCTTCTTCTCATCATGACCACCAGTCGAAAAAGTATCAACCATCAAAACAATCAATTGCCAAGCGATGCAAACTAAAGTATAATACCAAGGTGATATAACGACAGCAGCAACTGTTGACAATGTTAAAGCTGAAATGGCTCCGTCAGAAAATGTATTAGAATTTTCAAACTTCCTCTTCTCTCGTGGAGTTCTCTCAGAAATTTCCTCAACGGAAACCCCCTTCAAAAACAGATAAAAGGAGAAAGAAGCGACACCAACACCAGCAATAATTGATGGGTCTTTTATCATAACTGATAAACTTTGCGTCCAAATTGAATTTTCGTAAAGATGGACAGGAAAAATCCATCGAACAAAAGATTTTAATCGTCTTAAACTGCTTCTTAATTCTCTATCTTTTCCAAACAAAATTGGAATCGGAATCAATTGAAATATCCAAGAAGATGAAAAATAAGAGCTCAAGCCAAATGCAACAATAGAAAAGAAAGCATAAAAAGGCCCAAAAAGAAACAGGCTTAAAAAAGGAATAAAAGTAGTAGATGAGATCTCTCTAAAATAATTCCTAAATTTTCTTGGACTAACAGGATCATCTCCATGAACGTCTCGTGAAATTTGTGCAATGGTGTTGTCAATTGTTTCAACCAAATCACCTTGTAGCGATCTGATATAAGTAAAGGCAGCATCAACAACTTTCTTCAAGACGGTCAAGTTTGAATTAAAAAATCCAAAACCAGGAGTAGCAACCACAGCATTAACTAATTGAAAAACAGGAGTATCTGGGACTGAATCAATTCCTAAAAGAGTACCATCTGATCGTGGAGCGGGCGGCTCAAAATCCAAGTCGGAAATGAAATTAATTAACATCTCTATCGTAGAACAACTTGAACTAAGAACTCGTGCCATAAACTGAATAACACGCTCATCAGTAACATCAGTAAGAACAGTATCACACATCATAGTAACTGGAAGTTTCTTCAAAAGAATGGTTTTCAAGGTGGGCAATACATCTGGGAAATCTTGGAGTCTTAGGTGACTAAAACGATCAAGAATAATGTCTAACAAAAAACCTAAGGGTTTATATTTGTCGTCTGCTTGAATCTTAAACGACTTCATGTATTTGACTTCTCTATTTAACAATTCTTTATAAGTCTCTAAAGTAATTAATGGGGCATCTTCAGTAGATTCTGATTCTAGATCAGGATCTTTATTCTCAGGATCCTCTTTTTCTGGAAGTTCAACAAAATTTTCCCAATGGTTCAACGGTTCTCTATGTAAAAAGAGTTCTGGATCCATTTGTGGGATTTTGAAAGAACAACCATCAAGATAATTCAGGTTTGCTATAGAACAAACAACTGGAATAAAACCAAAATGTGATGCTTGCATAAGAATAAAAGATTTATGTGAATATTTAACATAGAACAAAGTATAATCTTGAAAATTTTGGGGAGTATAAACAAATCTCAAAGTTCGAGACTCAGAAATCTCAACCCTAGTTTTTTTAAAGAAGTCTAATTTTTGTAGAGCAAATAAACGCCCATAGTCTTGTATGGCGAATCTAAGAAGGGACAATTGAACTAACAATCGTCTTTGTATGGTTGGATTAGTCTCAATCTTTTGAATCCGGTTCACATTCGCAAGGAAAAAATTCATTGCAATTGGATCAACGAGATTATGATAAGAGAGATCATGATCACCATTAAAAATGCTTCGAACTTGTGCTGAAATAGCAAAGTAAGAAGACTTGCAAGCAAATAGCGCATCCATCACTTGGGGATTGACAGGCGAGGCACCTCCGGCACCAGCGCGGTCATCTACCGTAG